CCTGCGTCCCAGACTGTACAATTTCCGCACTCACTGTTTCGCCATTCGGTGTGACGATTCTCTCTTTTCCTTTTCCATCTTTCGGAACCCGGTATGTTACCAGCCTGGTGTTTACCGGCATATTCTTGCCTTTTATGGTCTTAATCCATAATATCTGCTGATGGCATTTTGAACAGGTTCCAAAATTTCCACGATTCGCCTTTTTCATCCTTTATCGCCTCCTTTCCAAGGCTTGAATCTTAATCCACATACGGTGTTCCGTCAGCATTGATTCTTGCTGTTAATCCGCCTTTATAAGTGTAGAAATAATGAACTCCGGTTTCTTTATCTCTATATTCTGCGGTATAAGCATAATTTTCACTCGTTAAACACTCTAATGCATCCGCTCCGTATTTGTTTTCTTCTGTATTTTCTGCTTTTTCACTAATTTTTGCGCATCCTGTAAACGTCAATACGGTAATTATGGCAATAGCCGCAAGCACTTTTATTCGCTTCATTCTCCCAGTCCCTCCGTTGCTTTCTTGACCTTTTCAACCTCTTCCAGTTCAGGAAATTCAATGGTTTTGCTCAATGCTTTTACTGCCAATGCACAACCGTTTTTCTGTTCCACCTGGTCTGCAAGGTATCTCAACGCAATTACCAACAGAGTTGCATCCGTTTTGGAATATGGCTGTATCGCTCCAATGATTTTGTTGGAATAATGCTGCAATCCCTGAATGACCATCTTTGCCGATTCTTCTCTTTTCCCCTCGGCAAGGATTTCCTGCGCTCTGATAATAAAACTATGCATTCTCTTTTCTCTCTTGAACATCTCTATTCCTCCATCGGGTCATCGTATGGGTAATCATCTTCGCCCTCGCTGAATGGTAATGGCATACCACTATCGTCTGTACTCTCGTAACCGCCGCTAGGAACGTCTGTATTCGTTTCCTCATCCACATTATCGGGTACGGTCATCATACCGTCTGTTTCGCCGTCCTGCTCTTCCTCCTGCGACTCTTCTGATTCCTCATTCGCCTGATTGTCCGGCAGGAAGTATGTAGGCTGTTCCTCAATGGATGGTGTTTCACTATCCACAATATCTGCATCGTTCTCTGCCTGCTGCTCCATATCGAAAATGTTCATCTGCCCTCCGGTAGAAACATATTTCAGCACATATCGTTTCAGCTTTTCATCATATACCAGGCACATTCCTGTATCTCTCTTACCGTCCGCACTGTCCTTTACCGGTACAACAGTGGAAATTTTATGCTTGATAAGAGGCTTTTTGATTCTTACCGTTGTTCCATCTTCCTGTGGTACGAAATCCTCATTCAGTTCGATGCTGATTTTGAGGTCGATACTTCCCTCGTCCATATCAGACTGTTCCATCTTTCTGAATAACTTCTGCATCATCAGATTGAATGTTTCTCTCGCTGCCTGGAATGTATCGCTTTCCAGTGTCATTTCCTCGTAATTCAAAATACTCATTTTGTTTGAATCCTCCTATGTTTTATTTGAAAATCTATTCCACTGCCCGGATGAATACGTCCACCCTTGGTGTATCAGAATAGAACTTTCTCACCTGCGTATCTACAATCGCATTATCGTCATACCACGCTACGCCATTCAACGCGTCATATATGAGCTTTGCCACATTATCAAGGTCCGGCTTCACTGTTGGTCTGATTCTATGCTCAAGCATTTCTTTTCGCCGCTTCTTTGAGGTTGACTGTGGTATCGGGTAATATGCTATGATGCGAATATCAAGAGGCTCCTTTTCCTTAAATCTTCTGCCTCTGGCAACTTCCAGGAAACACTCTGCAACCTCTTTTTCATGCTGTGTTGTCTTTTTTGGTGTGTAAGTCTTTGTATATGTACCCATTCTGGCGAATTTTGGTCGCTGTTTTCCGAACGGATTTCCAGGTACAGTAAATTTGATTGATTTCATATCGCCAGCCTCCGTTATTTCCAGTATCATTGATTCATCGCCTTTCTAATCTTCAAAAATATAGAACAGTGAACCCTCCATCGTGTAACCAAAGCAAAGGTTTCCATCATCGCAAATCAATGCAAGCTCCAACTGCGACAGATTTGTATTATTCTTAATGACTGCATAGGTTGAATGATTATATCCAGCCGTTCTTTTTAATACGATGTCATAATCATCCGGGTTTTCCACTTCATATCTTGAAATTTTGTACTTTTCACAAAGTTCTTTGTAAATTTCACGATTGATACTGGCTTTTTCCGATTCGTTTCCTGTAAACGCCCACTCCCGATATATCTTTTTCTCTAAGCTCATGACTTTTCCTCCTCTTTCTCTCTGTATATTTTCAAGGTGTAATCATAAGATTTCCCTGATTTTCTAGGGATTCTGCCCGGTCCTACTGTGTATCCGTTTTTTACCAGGATTCCAGTCATGATTGACCGGTCCTCCACTGTTGAACAAATCAACTCCGCTACTTTTTCCATCGCTTAATCCTCCAATAATCTCTTTCGCATCTCATCGTATCTATCCGCCGCCTGGTTCATCCTCCAGGATGCCCCGGCTACTCTGTGCGGAAAACACATCGCAAAAATTCTGTCATATATCCTTTTGTATCTCGTATCCATGTTTTCTTTCATATCCGTCAACATCAAATTAGTTGTCAGAATCAGCGGCTTTCCTGCGAGGTATCTGCTGTCTATCACGTTGTAAACCTTTTCCAGTCCATAATCCGTATTACGCTCTGTTCCTAAATCATCGATGATAAGCAGCTTTGCATTGTTCAGCCTTGCTATCAGCTCTGATTCCTCCACCTGCTTGTCCTGTATCATCTGTAATATTTTTACAAATGATGTCATTATTACCGGTATTTTCTGATTCAGCAGTTCGTTTGCAATGCAAGCGGCAGCATAACTCTTGCCGGTTCCAACTGGACCATACAGAAGTAACCCCTGATTGTTCCTGTACATCTCGTCAAAATTCTGCACATAATTTCTGACTATCTTATAAAGCTGTGCATTATCTTTGTTCTGCTGAAATGTGGCAAGGTTGGCGTTTTTCAATCTGTTCTCAATAAGACTTGCTGACCGCAGGCGTTCCATGCGCTGTAATTCCTGTCTGGCCTCTTCCTGCTTCTTTCTATCCTCTTCTGCCTTTGCCTCGCATTTACAGATACAAGGAACCGTAATGGTTGCCCCATCACCGCCGGGGATTTTTACTCTGGTCTGTCTTTTCCCTCTGCATTTTCCGCAATGGATAAGACCGTCCTCGATATAATCTCCCTCGCGCATCATTTCCTGCTGTGTTCCTTTTTCTCTTGCAATCCTCTCTGCAAATCCTGTGAACAATTCTGCTGTTCCCTCCATCTGCTATGCCTCCAATCTATCTGAATGGGTTTCCCTCATCCTCTTGTGATTCCTCAACCCTATTATTTTCCCGTTTATTCAAGAAGTCCTCAAAAGGTGTATTCTCACTAAGGAACGTCTTGGCGTGTTTTATGTATTTACTCTCTGTTCTCTCTCGGACCAGTTTTTTCTTGTAATTTTCAGCCGCTTCGCACAATTCATCGGGTGACCATCCATCATTGAGGCGTGCCTTGTATTTCTTATACGCTTCGCCTTTTCCATCTTTTCTTGGGTATATCCCCCAAAATCTCTGGAAATCTGTGCTGTACTCTGTTTTCTTCGGTTTCTTTGGCGGCTCCTGCGGTACTTCCTGCTCCGGTGCTTTCTCTTCCGCCATCTCTATTCCAGGAATATCAAGAACCGACTGGGTTTCTTCCATACCGTCCGGTTTTTTCGGTTCTTCTGTCTGTACCTTTTTCGGTCTACCTCCCAGCTTTCCGTTTCTTCTGTTTATCTCACATCTGGCATCGTACTTGTCGCTATCTCTTTTGAGCTGTGACCGGATAAAGGAGAAAGCCATTAAAGGCAGTCCTGCCAGCTCTTCACAAGGCAAATCATTCACATAACAGAAGATTGCCTTTATCAGCTTTCCAGCCTCCTCATCAGACATGAGCGAGAAGTGGTCTATATAATCGTTATAAAGTTGAAAGCTCTTTTTGTCCTCTGACTTTCCCATTGTATCCGCTCCAATTTCTCTAAACTTCTGCTACAAGGTCGGCTATTCCTATCGGTCTTTTCAGGACTTTAGTTTCCCGGCAATAATCGCAGCAATGGCATCTCAAAGGTTCGATTTCTCCTCTCTTTACCGCCAGCACATGATTGATGTTTGCTTTGACAACCTCCCTCGCCTCTCTCAGGTAATTATCCTGTACATGGATAATCTCAATATTCGGTGTGCTCTCCTTGCTGATTCCTGCAATATAGAATGGCAATCTCTTTCCGGTATTCTGATATACAACTTCCTGATATATTGCGCCCTGGATGTCGTACCCCCAGTAGCGGACGAAATCTAAGTATCCTATATCTCGCACCCACTCCAATTTTGTAAGGGATGCCATAACTTTAAGGTCCACAATCGCAACTCCCGGAATATAACTGTCCATTTTGATTTTCCAGGGTGTTCCATACAGTTCTGCGGTCATTATGACCTGCTTTTCCCCGGACATATATTTCATAAAGAGTTCGTCCCTCTCTGCTCTCTGAATCAGCGCATCCGCTTTTACATATTCCGCTTTCAGATTTCCATCTTTTTTGAACATTTCCGGGTGTTCACTCTTAAATGCATCAAGTGTACCCTCGAAATATCTATCAACATAGCTGCCAACCATTAATGCTGTTGAGCTTGCCTGCGCATACTCGCCTTTGAGTTTTGCAAGGGCAGCCTCCTCGCAAGCCACCCTGCCATATGTACCGTTGAAATCCTTGAACTGGGATACGGACATATACTCATAATTTGCAATGTCTGAATAATAATTTTCTTCTGTCAACTGCATTCCCATTTCTTAGACCTCCCTGTACTCTGCTCCAACAAATTTGATATAATCCAGAATCTTTTTATGCTGTTCTTCGTTTCCTCTGACCTGGATTGTCCAAATCTTTTTGCCTCCACTTAATCCCGGCTGCTGTGTTACCGGATTAGCAATCGTTCCGGTTACTGCCTGCTGATATGCGTGTCTTTCAATGCTTTCGATTGCCTTTCCCATTTCAGTCTTAGGTTCTGCAGAAGCGACAGGCTCCGGTGCTTTCTCTGGTTCCTGCGGCTGTTCTTCCTTTTTGGCAAGTGCTTCACGCTTTGCCGCCTCTTCTCTCTCCCTCTTCTGTCTTTCTCTTTCCAGAATCATTTCTTTCTGCTTGCGAAGCTCCTGGACCTTAGATAACGCCTCGGATAATACCAGATTTCTCTCATATACCTTTTTCGCATCCTCTCTGAAATCTTCCTCAATTCCATCAAGGATGTTCAGGTCGCCTTTTGTATTCTCAAATGCAGTATTTACCGCATCCTGCCAGGTTTTCTTCGTGGTGGATTTGTTCTCCCACTTACTGTCATAAATCTTAGATTTCAGCTTAGAGGCAACTGTTTCCGGTAATTCTGCAAACACTTCTGCCATGTATGCAAGAATTTCCTCTTTTTTCTTCTTTTTCTGTTCCTCTTCGTAATCCTTTACCTGCTTTGCAATCGTATTGATAGGCTCATCAATAAGCTGTGTCAGCTCCTTTGCCTGTTTTTCCATCTCATTGTATGGCTCCAGGCACTTCTTTTTGACGTCTTTTCTTCTGTCCTCAACGGATTCTTTTAACTTTCTAAGATATGCAACGGTTTTCTTCGCATCTGCGATTGAATCATCGTCAAACACAATGCCAGTGTATTTCTTCATCTCTGTGGCAAGTGCCGTTTTCAATTCTTCAAAATTCCAGTTAATTTTTCCTACTTCCTGTTTTACTACTACCTGTAATTCGTTCATTTTCTCATCCTCCTGTTATTTCCAAGGTAAATCGTCCATTGCTGATTCATCCGGCATCATAAAACCCGTGCCATCAGGCATCGGCTGTGGCTGTTCCTCCTGCTGCTGTTCAAAAGGAATTGCCTGCTGTGTCGGTTCTTTTGTTTCCTGCGGTTGTGACTGTTCTACCGGTACAGGCTCTTTCTTCGCCTGCTCCATCTGCGCGAACACATCAACCGGCGCGCCATTATCCGGTAATGCGGCTGTAGCTGTTCTTCCATCAATGAACACCGGCTGACCGTTTTCAAACTCCACATCGCCGCCTGCAAGATATGCTTTCTGCTGTTCGATGTTGTCAAAATCAAGGTCAATCAGCTTGCACAATCTGCGGAGGACTGTCTTTTTATACATCTCTCCTGTGCTACTCTTCCAAGCCTGGCTGTCTTTGGCTTTGGAATATGTATTTCTGACATTCTCGATTTCTTCTACGCTCATGGTGTCATACATCATTGAGCCATCTTTGAAAACTACAATCGCAAAAGCTCCAATCATTGGCTTGTTGGAAAACGGCTGTGGTCTGTAGATTACATTCTGAACGCCTGCGTCCACCTCTTCTGTAAAGAAATCATCCTGTCGGACCACTTTTGCAAAAATGTCCTTAATCGGATTTCTGGAAAATCTCTTGCACATTTTGATTTCGCCTTTATAGTCCGTTTGAAAATTAAGTTCCCCTCCATACGGAATTGCGTAACATTCTCCGTTGAAATAATCCAACCCCAGATATGCCGCTTTGCACAAGCACACTGCCATTGATTCAAATGTCAGCTTGCAAAGCTCCGTCTTTTTCTTTTTGTCTTTCAGCATTTCGGAAATAACCGTAACCGTATTCAAGGCGAAACGCTCCTGATTAAATCCTGCTGGCAATGCTGCTTTGTGGGTAGTTAATTCCTTGATAATCGAACTCTGCACCCCTGAAAGCCACTGTTTTTCTGTCATTTCTGCCATCGCCTGTAACCTCCTGTTTTTGTGTTTTTATATATCTCTCAAATTCCATCATCCCGGTTGAAACTTCATTTATTGCATTTCTGATAAAATATTCTTTTATCACGTCCGGGAGTAAATACGGAATGTAAGATTCATCCTTACCGGCTACTGCCGCTTTTCTCTCTGCGTACTGCACCAGTTCTGTAAACTTCCTGTCTGTCATGCTGTACCCTTGCTTTTCTGCGTCTTTTCTTATGTCCTCGTATAATTCCTGCATCAATCAGCACTCCTCTCATCATCCTTATGAGCCATTCCAGAAAAAGCATAAATGCCGGTGCTAACCATTCGCCGCCTATTGCAAAATGCCCCTGCGTGTTGTATCTCACTCTGATGAGCACTCCTAACAGTGTGAATCCAACAGTTAATGCTATCCAGTGTTTCACTATCATGCGTTCCAGCATCTTTCTCATTCCTCCCTGTCTATGTAAAAATCATGCCCGCCATGCGAATACAGGTAATTCAGATTATCTCTGTGCCATGTGCTACTGCTTTCACTCTCGAAATAGGTTGCTCCCAGGCTGCCGTCCCATTTTTCTGATACAATCATCTGCAAAGCCTCAAAGCATTCTTTGTTCGGCTCAACTTTTTGGAATCTTCCGTTTGCAACCGGTGTGAATTGCCCTTTTTCGTAAATCACTTCTGACACCGTATCAGGAAATCCCTCTGCTTTTGTTCTATTCAGAACTACCAACATGACAAGAGCTTTCCCCTCCACATCTTCGCCCTCGGCTTCTGCCATGGCTATTTTGCAAAGCATATAGGCATCATCTGCATTTATTTCTTCATTCATGATTGTGCTGGTATATTCTGTCTTGAATGTTTCCTGCGGTTCCTCTGTGGTAATTGTTTGTGTGTTATCTTCAATAGAAACTTCATAACCAGATACATCCTGCGCTGATGCAGTATATCTTTGTTTCCCATGCATACACACTGTCATTTGAACTGCGGCAAACATCATCGCCGCATCAACTACAAGGACCTTAATTTTTCTTTTATGCGCTCTTTGCATTGTTATCTCCTTTCAGCGGCGTAACGAATATCCCTAAATCAAGTTCTGGCATCGACTGTACAGCCTCCAAAAGTTCCTCGTCAGAGCAAATATTAAATTCTTCTTTCAGGACTTCTTTCAGTCTGTCAATCAGTTCCATGATTTTTACTTCCTCTCCGCCATCATTCGCAGTTCTGTAATAGCCTTATAAACTCCATCTAAAGACTGAACCATTTCTTTCAGTTCTTCTCTCTCGGCTGCCTCAACCTTTCCGTCCTCGGCAATCCTCAATAATGTTTTTTGGATTTTGTCGATTTTCTCATCCTCCAACCCTGAAAGCATTCTTACCGTAATGCCCTCTATGTTCCCTGCCTCTGTTGCTATTGGCAGTTCCTTTCCTATCGGACATTCGCTCTTGCAGTAGATGCATTTCAGCTCTGGTGCGTTGTACACCTCCGCCATCATCACAACCACATCTACAGGAATGTTTTTCGTTATTCCCAATTCGTAATGTGCAAGGGTTGATTCGGAAATCCCAAGTATTTCAGCCGCCCCGGCTCTGCTGTTCAATCTCTCATTATGTATTGCAGCTCTTTTCCTGCACTCAAAATACACGTTTTCGTTCATATCCTGTAACCATCCTCTATATCAGTTCTCTTCGCTTTGCCCTATACTATTAGCAGGTTGATAAATGGCGTCGTAATCATTGCTGATTCCCAGGCAATCGCTCACTTTGTTTACTGCCGGTTGGCTGTAAATCCTGCCGTTAATAATTGAGGATAAATATGGTCTTGCCAGCCCGGTTTTTGTTGCCAGCTCGGACACATCCATGTCCTTGTCAATTAAGGTGTGCTTTACCAACTTGCACCAAGGCGGAAGTCTTTTCTTCATCTCGCACCCTCCCTTTCTCGGTTCCGCTTATTCTTTACTTTTGTAAGGTTCTCATGTAAAATAATGAGTATGTAATCTTTATTTCATTCTCAAATGCATCTTACATTGGTAACTATAACTCATAGTTTTGAGTAGGTCAACCCCTGTAACGCATTTTTTTGAGTTTTTATTTTAGGAGGTCATTATGTTATACGATAGATTTCGTGAAGCCTGTGAAAAGCGAGGCACTACAATAACACAAGTTCTGCGTGATATAGGGCGTGCAGAGGGAAATACAGGGAGCTGGAAAGCAGGAAAATCCCCGAAACTGGACATTGTTATGGAAATGGCTGAACACCTCAACATGACATTGGATGATTTTGTATATGGCGATAATCCACCTATCGCAAAACCATCAACGCAAAATAGTGAGTTATCCGATATGGAGCAGGAACTTCTTGAGGTTTTCTCCCACATACCGGCGGACAGACAGCAACTGTGTCTGGACTTCTTACGCACTCATATGGTCCAACCCGAAAAGTATGCCGACAAGATGAACGCGTAATCACTTTGGACTATGCCAGATACCGGCGTCTTAATAAACCGGAATAATTTCAGAAAGGACGGTGTGCTATGTCAAAAACTGACAATATCATAAAGCTGTATGAGCCATCATCCAAAGGCAATGACAGCGAGCGTGATGCTTACGTTCAGGAACTCCAACGTTTGCTCGCTTGCTATCAGCTTGCCAGTTCAGATGATAAAAATGTCGTTTGGGCAGTGCTGAACAAATATGCACCGCATATCGACACGATATAGCCCCAGGCATGGGGCTTTTCTTGTTGTATGGGAAAATCATTATGAGAAATAAATCATTGGCAGGAAGAGCCAATAACCGGGCAGAACGCCCTCGTAAGGTTGCTATTTACATTCGTGTATCTACAACCCATCAGATAGATAAGGATTCTCTGCCGATGCAGCGCAAGGACCTTATCGCATATTGTGAACTTATCCTCGGCATTGAGGATTACGAAATATTTGAGGATGCAGGGTACTCCGGGAAAAACACCGACCGGCCTGCGTTTCAAGAAATGATGCAGAAAATACGTGCCGGCTCATTCTCCCATTTACTTGTCTGGAAGATAGACCGTATCTCTCGTAATCTTCTGGACTTTGCAGAAATGTACGAAGAGCTTCAATCCCTGCGAGTAACTTTTGTCAGCAAAAATGAGCAGTTCGATACTTCAAATGCTATGGGTGAAGCTATGCTCAAAATCATTTTAGTGTTTGCGGAACTCGAACGCAACATGACATCGGAGCGTGTTACTGCAACAATGATTTCAAGAGCTAACCAGGGATTGTGGAATGGCGGCAGGATTCCTTATGGATATTCCTACGATGCGGAAACTTCTGCGTTCTCCATCATCCAGGATGAAGCGGATGTGTGTCAGCTTATGAAAACAGATTATTTTGAGCATAAATCCATTATTCATACTGCCAGGTTACTGAACGATAAGAAAATTCCTACCCGGTCAGGTGCGCTCTGGTCCCCTACTGCGGTATGGAAAATACTGTCCAGTCCTTTTTACGCCGGTGTCTACCGGTACAACCATTACAAAGGAACTGAAAACAGAACTCTCAACCCGGAGGAAGAATGGGTGCTTGTCCCAGACCATCATCCTGCAATATTCACTTTGGAAGAACACGAAAAATTATGTGATATTCTTGATGCGAACAAAAGAACCGCCAATCTTCCAGGGCAAAAACACCGGGCAAAAAATGTGTATGTGTTCTCCGGCATCCTTTATTGCGGAAAATGTGGTAATAAACTGGTTTCCACTCCCGGCAGATTGCAGGCAGATAATTTCCGCACTACCACTTACTCATGCCCGAAAAAGAGGAAAACGCACGAGTGTGATAATCCATCTGTAAATGATTTGATTGTTGGAGAATTTGTTATAAATTATATTTTGAATATGCTCAACGCAAAAAGTTCTTTTTCCTCCATCAACTCCCCTGCGGAACTTGAAGAGCGTTTGCTTTATGGTGGCTCATTCAAGGACGTGCAGCATATCTCGGAAGATGGTCTGAATGAATTTTACAATCTTCTATCTCGGTACGGCTCGGATAGTTCCTATGTCTTTGCTGTAAAACACCCTCGCAAGAAAAAGGCTGCTGTCAATCCAGAAGTCGAAGCTCTCCGTAAGGATAAGGAAAAGCAGGAACGTGCCTTGAAGCGATTGCAGGATTTATACCTTTATTCCGAAAGAGCAATGACCGAAAAGGATTTCATCATACAGAAAAATGAAATATCCTCCAGGATTCAGGACATTAACACCCGGCTTGGTATGGTTACGCACGATGCCAATTCCACATTATCGGATGAGGATTTTGTGCGGCAAGCAAGCCATCTCCTCATTACGAAAAAACTCATTGGTCGGGATTATATTTATTATAAAGCCCTGGCACAGACCGTTTCGCCGGATGTCCTCAAAATATACATGGAAACTATTTTAGATTCTGTTTATGTGATTGATGGGCGTGTTTCCTCCATCGTGTTTAGAAATGGTCTTACTCATACTTTCATATACCAAAAATGATACCGGCATGAATGTCGGGAACAAAATAACCCAGAAGCCGCATAGCTCCTGGGTTTCATTTTATCCCATTATTCAATTATTTTTCAGATGTGGGATTCCTTACTTTTGTAAGAAAACGGTGTTATTCTATAAACATGGCATCCCGTATGATTACGGGTGTACCACCATTTCTAACATTTGTTAGATTTTTACTGGTTCTCAGAATGCTCATATGTATTCTCTCCAGTCATCATTACGGTTCCTTTTGATTCTTCGATGCACTCCTCATTATCAAGTGTACCGTAGGTTGCTACTGCTGGTGTACTTCCCTGGAACTGCAATCCGGATCCGTTACCAAAGTCGATCGTTACCCAGTTGTAACCGCTATCCTGGACTTTCTGATCGCAAAATTCATCGTACTGTTCCATCGTGACTTTTTTCATTGTCTCCAATGGAACTGTGATATAGGCGTATTCGCCCAACTT